GGAGAGAAAGATCCACGACCTTCGCTCTCGTCTTCCAGTTCCTCATCATAACGACGGGCAGGTGCTTTGGCACCCAGAACCATCTTCAGACGCTTGTCCAGGTCCTCATAGGACTTGAACTGGTCAGCAGCAGTCAGAGCAGTCAGTGAATACTGCTTCTTCCACAGTGCTTCCAGGGCATCGTCATCATCCAGGAGAGGAGATGGTGCTGCAAACTCAGAGGAGTCGTAGTTCCAGTAACCTGCAACCTTCTTCAGTTTGAGTTTGAAGTTAGCACCCTGCCAGAAGTCAAAAGGATTGATAGCAGTCTCATCCTCATACTCAGGTTGCATTGCTTCCATGATCTTGTCAAAGATCTTCTTACCAAACTTGTAGAGGAAGACTTTGCCTTCGTTATCAGGGTTTGCTTTGTCCTGCACAACATAGATGTTGGCATAGTAGGACAGTTTGCGCTTCTGCTTACGAACAGTATCCTTATCAGAATCAAGACCACTGTTCCAGAGTTCACGGTTGTGCTCAGACACAGGGTCTTTCTGACCAAGAGTAGTCAGGGAGTTCTCGATGTACCAACCACCAGGACCTTGGAAGGCATGGGAGTACATCTTTGCCCAAGGGAGTTCTTCTCCGTCAGGGGCAGGGAGGAAACGGATAACTGCATATCCATTACCAGTCTTGTCCATCTCTGGTTTCCACAGGCGGTCATCTCCACCGCCACCAGTATTGTTCATCTTCTCAACTTCTTTGACCAGTTTGGAGGTCAGGGAACCGAGATTGGATTGCTTTTTAAGATTTGCGAAAGACATAGGATTTGTTGGATTAGTTGGATTTGGCTTGTGTGAACTTCGTTATTATAGGAGGATTACTCCTCCGTGTCAATCTGTTGTTTCATGACATCTAGCATCTTTGACATGTTGGAAAAAACCTGATTCATGTCAGTGCCTGGTGGGAGACCCATCATCGTAGCAGAATCAACAATGTTCTGCTTCATCTTTTTAGCGTCGGGATCATCTGATAAACTCAAACGAGTATAGAGAACCTTTTGTTTTTCAATCAGTCTTTCTAAAAGACCAACATGAAACAGTTTCTCTTCCGAACTCATTTTAGGAAAGTTAAACACATTACGATATACATCATCTTGGAGTTCACTTATTTCTGTCATCTCTGCGCGGACGACTTCCGAATCAAAAAAACTCATTTTCCTAAAACAATCTCCTTCATGATTTTCTTGTAACGAAATACATCAATATTTAGAAAGGGTGAATACTTCTTCATTCTGAGACTTACGGTTTGCCACACTGGGTCATCAAGTTTGGCATCAAAGTTCTTCCTGAAATCAAGTATCTTATCAAGGATAACCAGGGTTTCTATAGAAATATCCCCACCCAAATACTTTTTGAGGATAATTGGATGCCCACTCTTACTTGCAAATACAGTACCTAAGTCTTGATTTGCAAGAGTGGATTCTAGTTCTTCTTTGAAAATATAAGAAAGGGATTGATTTCTTTTCTTCCATGCGGTATACCGTCCTTCACCCTCTCTCATCATTTCTCCAATCCAAAGTTTACTTGGATCGGTGCAAGTAATAAAGTTAGATACAAAGAACTCAATTACTTCTTTATCATCTTTGTTTCGTGCTAGTTTCTCAAACCAGAAACGATCTTTCCGTTTGTAGAAAGACTGTACAGTCGCACGACTCTTGCCACAATACTTGTGGTAGTCATACTTCTCTTTGGTAAAGTGATTCTTCAAAGAGAGGTATTGTTTATAGGCATCAAAGGGCATCACGAAAAATATAAAAATTACAAAGGTAGTTTTGCTCTCGAACTCTTCTTCAGGAAATTAAGTTCCATCGCTTCATACTTTACCTTCTCTTTCAAAGGTTTAGTAATTAGTTTAGGAACAAACTCTACATCAATACTATTCTTTTCACAGAAGTGAATGATAGCATCAATATATTTCATCTTACCCTCAAGGACGAGACTTTCAATCTCTTGCGTAAATCGGGCAGGGCAAAAGAATTTATTCTCTAGTGCTTTTTCCAGTTCATTCTCCATCCGCTGACCCAGTATTGTGATGTACAAATTCTTTAATGTATCTAACTAGCAGCTTAATATAATCGCCTTTGTTCCTTTTGTCAAATACTTTGACCTCGCCACCAGGAGTAACCATGATGGTGATTAGTTTTTTGACAGAGATACCAGTTAGTTCATAGTAAGCAGACGCATAAAACATCTCTTGGACAAAGTAGTTCTCCAACCACTTTTCGGGTTTGATCTTTTCTGATGTCTTAAAGTCAATGACTGCAAGTTCTCCTTCGTACTCAGCGATGCAGTCTACTCTACCCGCTAAACCCAGATACTCCGAATACAGAGTTCTTTCTATAGCGTGTACATTATTTATCTTGTCCAGATATGGTTTGGCATGATGGAACATGAACTTTGTTAGAGGTTTGAAATCATCCCAGTTGATTTCTTTATTCAACATATAAAGTTCAGTTGCCGCGTGGAAGTCTGTTCCACGACTAGTCGCTCTCTTCGTAATACGATTTGCTTCTTCAATACCAACTCGCTTACGCCAGTCAACAAAAATCTGTCGGTTGTAGAAAGAAGTTACAGACGTAATAGAAGGCACCCAATCTCCATTTGGAAGGTTATAGAGACGGATGCCTTTAGTTTCTTTCTTGTTTAGTTCAAGGTCACCGAGATAATTACAATGCTCAAAAATCATAAATTCAATTCCATTTTTGCAACTAGGTATTCTTTACAGAGTCCTGAACGGACGATATCATCAACACCAAATTCAATAATATCCATCGATGGCATTGTTCTAAGAATTCTCATGAAGTCTGCAATGCCATTCTTCTCTGCGGTTTTAACAAGGTCAGATTGTGTTGCGTCACCGCAGAACATAATCTTACTGTTCTCACCAATCCTTGTAATTATACTATCCAATTCGTGGAAGTTCAAGTTCTGGAATTCATCAACGATGATGATTGCATTATCAAGGGTTGTGCCACGAATGAATGAAGTAGACCAGAAACTTACAGTTCCTTGTGTTTTGAGATTACCGTAGAGCATCTCAAAGTCTGCTTCTGTAGGAAGTTCAAACATATACTTTACCATATTCTTATATGGAATTTGGTAAAGCGAGGATTTGTCCTCATGATCCCCTGGAAGGAAACCGATCTCTCTGGTCGCTACAAGCGATCTAACGATGTAGATCTTCTCGTAGGGTGTTCGTGTGTCAAGAACATCTCTCAGGGCATTGTAGAGCGTGATAAACGTCTTTCCTGTTCCTGCTGCACCATAAGCAACGATGTTTTGATCGTTCTTGTAGCAGCGGAATAGTTCTTGCTGGTTTTCGGTTAACGGTTCGATGGTTTTCATCAAATCCGTGTTGATTGGTTTCTTTCTTTTCATTTGTTTGTTAGACATTCCAAACGGAACTGGAGATTGAGTCTTCCTTTTTGCAGGCATAGAAAAGATTAGTAAGGGCGTACAGTTGATCCTGGAGCTTTTGATGCCTTATGCAAGACATCATTCCACCCTGGGTGAGTTTTCTTGAGTTTATCTTGAAACTCACCCGTCTCCCCGTGTCCAGGGAGAGTGGATGGATCGCTCCAGTCTCTAGTCCAATCTGGGTTATCTTTACACCACTGACTCCATGCATGAATACTCATCTGGACTTCTTTCTGTTCGCCAGTCTCTTTATTAACGACAGGGTATGTTGCCATACATCAATTCCTTTACTTAACTTTATTTATTAAATCCACTCCATTGCTTCAGCAACGGCAGGAAACTGTTCGCAGAAGATCTCTTTTGCACCCAAAGCAATATCCATATGCTCCTTCTGTGTACCATTAGCAGAACGCAAATCGATATAATGAATCCATGAACGCACAGATCCTGTCATATAGAGTCTGGTGGGCGTTGCTAGTGGAAGCACAAAACGAGCACACTCCTTTGCAATATCAGCATCAAGCATCTCTTTGTAGAGTTTCATTCCTTCTTCAAAGTGTCGTTGCATTTTGATTTGGAATTCTTGACGGACAAACGGGTCAATATCATCAATAGAATTCTGACGATTCTTGGTGTCTTGACGCCGTAGTTCAGGTAGAGGGATCGTCTCCGCGAGTAGGGAAGAATCAGCATAGCGTTGTGAAAATTCTTGATATGTCATCGAACGGTGCCGGAGCACTTGAGCTGCTACCCCCCTGGTAGTATTGATCTCCAAGGTCATGTATGCCTGCTCAAAGATACTCCAGTGCTGGTGCTTCACACAATACTTCAGGAGACCAGAGAACTTTTCGTTCTCTTGGTTATTTGGATTCGACACACGGGCACAGTAGGCCATGTGCTTCTCTGCGTCTGGTGTAACGCTAATCAGTTTAATCGGGGTATCCGTCATCGTCATTAAAAACTTCGTCGTAATCAGTTAGATAATAGTTAGCAGGATCATCAAAGTTCTCCTGTTTAGTCTTGTATGCATCAACATCAGAGTATACCTCAGACTCTAACGCTTCGACAAGGAGTTTGAGATTTCTTACTATGAGTTTTAGTTTATCTCTTTCCATAAAAAATGGGAGGTTACCCTCCCATTCTAACACTTATTCAGTTTTGATGCAACTCACATTCTATGCAGAAGAACTAACTCTCCATAGATGAAACCAAGAAACGCTACAGACGAAAGGGATACGATCCCAGTTACTTGTAGTGCTTCCATGATCTCACTTGACGTAAGTGCGTCCACGATAGCAGAAGGTGCCGTGAGTTTCCTCACCTGCCTCATGCACTTTGCAGTCGATACCACGATACTTGGTAACGTGGATTTGTGCGTCATGCAGAGCTGCTGCCTTGTCGATTTGCTTCTTGATGAGTGTTAAGGTGTTCATGGTAGTTACTCCTAAAAGAATGGAAAGTTAACCTTCTCTGCTTTCGCAGGATCCGTTTTCCCGTTCCTTCAGTCGTTTGCGTCCCCGTAGGGGATGAACGATCCGTTCCGCGACCTACTTGCGTCCCACAAAGTGGGATGAACGACAGGGTTATTATACCCCTCATATATTATATAGTCAAGTGCTTGTATCAACCACTACAAAAAGTTCGGCGTGTTACAAAAACATACCCTTGTCGCTCATGTATTTGAGAGTTTCTTTTAGTGTTCCACGATGATCTAATCCAATCGCAACTTGTGGATACTCTGCTTCACTGCCAAACTCAGCACGAAACTGTCTATCACTAAAATCTGCACCAAGTAAGAACTCCCTTACTTCTTGTCCACATGCCTCAAGAACCATCTTGGCTCTTTCAGATTCTTGACTACCATTACTATAAACGAGTGCTTGCATCAGTCTCTTTGCCTCCAGTCATCAGGTTTGTCTCTTTGAAACCAATCTACAATTTCATCTGCACCATCAAACCCCGTTCTGTAATTAGATGGGTCGGGGTCTCCTAATCCCATCTTATTCAAAAAATCGTCAGTACTTCCCTCCTCAATATCTTGAGAGGCCTGGCGTCTTGCTTTATTCAACCAGTCTCTAGCAAGTGTATGTGCCTTAGCAAGTTTTTCTGCCCAAATCATGTCCTCCAGAGGAACTTGTTCTTTGTTCACAATACATTTGCAAATGGATTCAAGTCTGAGTCTGTATTGAGTAGAAAGCATACTAGTTAATTTTGAGTTTGTCTTTTAAATCAAGAACCTTGTTAACCTCATTGACCGCAGCAGACATCCTAGCACCTAGGATATCCATGATATCTTCGTAGATTACTGTATTATCCACGTAGTCATCGAAGTATGTGTCGATTGCTTCTTTGAGATACCTCTTGCGATGCCACTCAGGTGAATAGGGTTTATAAGACATGGTGAAAGTAGTTTTTCATACTGCAGACTATAGCAAAAACTGGTTGACAAGTCAACTGTTGTATTTATCGACCAGTTTGTCAACTTTTGTTTTCTTACCAGAAAGTTTTTCAATTGCACACATTGAAGATTTCTGGTACTTCTTTAATTTTTTATATTCTTTGAGAAGTCGATCAATATCCTCTTTGGGCATCTCGACTTCTACATCAAATCCCTTGCTCATTTTTTCTTTTTATCTTTATCCTTTGATTTGTATCCCCACAACTTAGGGTTTACTGTTCCAAATCCAAAATCAATTTTCTGAACAGCACCTTTACCGTATTTGTCAAAGTACATATCAAACAACTCTACCGTCTTTCTGCAGCGAGTGAGATCGATGTATTCTACACCATCTACAACATACCAAACAAGTCTAGCATCATTTGGAAGAGTCTTATCATTTGCTGCTTCAAGAGTGGTTCGCTCTTGCAGAATCTGGCAACTATAATCAGATGGATTTATATTGCTATCTGATCCGAAACTTGCCATTTGCGTCTCTTGTTCTTGTACAGCAGCAGTCATGAACGACCTCCCCAATCGATATCAGGATATGCCTCTTGGACATTTGCCTTTGTTAACTTATATTTAGTTTGTAACAACTTATCTTTTACCAGACAGAGAAGTTCTGCCTCTTTTGGATGCAACCCTCTGAGTAGATTGATAAACATCATCTCTCTACGGGTCTTAGAAAGACTATCATTACCACCCTTCACAAAGTTATAGAGAGTAGTCCATTCTTTACGGAGGGATGTTTTGTTCCTACCGTCAAGGTCTTGTCCAGTCGCAGACAATCCACCTTTCGTTTCGTTCGCAATGTTTTGGGAGAGGGATCCATCAAAAACAGTTTGCTCATTAGGATCTCCATAAGGAACCTCTCCTTCAGGAACCACTGAGATAACGCTGTCATCAAAGTTCCAAATCAGAACTGCCTTAACAGAATTGTCCTCATACTTCTGCAGAACTTCTACTTTCTTAGCACTAGTTCTTTGGGAAGATGCAAGTTCTAGAATCTCAAAGACAAAAGGATTAACGGGGAGTTCAACTGGTTTTGCAGGTGCTCTCTTCGCTGGTGCTTTTGCCTTTGGTTTTGTTGCTCTAGGTTTTCTAGTTGTCGTCTTCTTCGTCGAATTCGTCATAGCCATTTTCAAATCGTACTGCTAAAATTTCGTCTGGTAATAGATTTCCGTTCTCATCAAACATCTCTGGATGTGTATAAACGGGTTGGGTTTGATATACATGGTCTTTCGCCAACCATCCTACCACACCTCCTACAAAAAACATCATGATGGAAACCAAAGTTCCAATCGTGAGGGTTACTGCTAACATCTTCTGTCCTCCAGAGACTATTTCTTCCTAATGTCTAGGTAGAAGTTAAGATGTAAAACAATCTCTCTTCGGAAGAGGGAGACCATTTTACCAAACTTTACCTGAAAAGTTTTGGGCGGTTCTGGTTTCCTCCTCCTATTACGTATTAATAGCTCAAACCCACGATTGATGTGGGTATCTGGTTTATTTAGACTGCTTTTTGCGTCTTCCTGGTCTTCGGTCATGACTGTACCTCCACGCATCTTCTAGGATGCCATACAAATATTCTTTAATTTTTCTTGCTTGGGGTTTTGGAATATATCCATAACCTTCTCGCAATTGTTTGTGCTCACTATCTTGACCACCTTTAAGATATTCATCAAGGTCCATAGTGATCTCACTGATTTCCCATGCAGTAGTGCTCTCAATGAAAGCATCTATTTCATGTTTTTTGATTTTGTTATCTTTGAGATAATCGTAGAATTTTAAATTCATTTGTCCCCCAAAGGCATTATCAATCGCGTGTTCAATAAGATCATAGATGTCGATGAGGTTTTGTTCCATTAGACCAGTTTTTGCTCCCTTAGGTATTTGACGGTTTCCATACATCCACCGATGAGTTCATCATCTTTGACAACTCTGGGGAAGGTTGAACCTCCTCCAAATTTATCGTAGAACTCCTCGCGTGTAAAGTCCCTATCAAGTTTATATATCACATGCTTAATTTCAGCGAGTATTAATACCTGCTGAACTTTGTCGCAGTACGGACATCCGTCCTTTGAATAAACCGTAAACATTACTGTTGAACCTCTTTCCAATCGTTTTCAAAAATTTCCATACCTTTGTCGGTAAGAATGTGATCATACATCTGATCAAACACTTTAGGTGGCATTGTTACTACCTGAGCACCATTATACCAGGAACGAACAGCACGTTGCACACTACGAATAGATGCAGACAGAACTTGAGTTCTGATACCATGGATTTGATACAGTCCAGTAATAGAACGGACAACCTCTAGACCCGCTACTGACTGGTCGTCTAAGCGTCCTACAAAGGGAGAAACGTATGTTGCCCCTGCCTTCGCTGCTAGGACCGCCTGAGAGGCGCAGAAGATCAATGTGACGTTGACCTTAATACCTTGCTCGGAGAGTCGCTTACAGACGATCAGACCCTCGCGTGTGCAAGGTACTTTGATTGTAGCAACACTGCCGAACTTTTCATACAGACGAATACCTTCGTCATACATCTCAAGGTCAGATCCCATGACCTCCATGCTGATATCTTGTACCCCGATGTCCTTAATCTTCTGATAGACATCTTCTGGGTTTTTACCACTCTTCATAATGAGAGTGGGATTAGTTGTGACACCATCAACTAATCCCGTGGAGAAATATTTTTCAATTACGTCGGTGTCAGCAGTATCAAGGAAAATTTTCATTTATTGGCGATTGCTACGCTCATTATATATCAGATTCTTCCTCTTTGTAAAGGTTCTCCAGACGTTCTCTTGTCATATCAACATACATCACTTCTTCGCCAAAGGCAGGTGCCTCTGGATGACGTGGTTTTGGTTTACTCATTTCCACATTAATGGATTGAATATTAGACCACATCATCGCAAATGCAGCACCTGCGATAATAGCAAAACAAATAAAGTATATTAGTACGAACCAAATATTCACAGTGCGTTACCTCTGGGAAGAACTTCTTCTGGGAATACAAAGTTTTCATGTGGTTGGTCAACTGGTGCTAACCATGCACGGAGACCTTCATTCAAGAGAATGTTCTTGGTATAGAACGTCTCAAACTCTGGGTCTTCTGATGCTCTGATCTCTTGGGATACAAAGTCATAAGCACGAAGGTTGAGAGCAAGACCAATAATGCCGATGGAAGATGTCCAAAGACCCATAACAGGAACAAACAGCATAAAGAAATGCAACCACCTCTTATTACTAAACGCAATACCAAAGATCTGAGACCAGAAACGGTTTGCAGTAACCATTGAGTAGGTTTCTTCCTCTTGAGTTGAGTCAAATGCTTTGAAAGTATTTGCTTGTTCACCATCTTGATACAGAGTGTTCTCAACTGTTACACCATGGATAGCACTCAGAAGTGCTCCACCCAGGATACCAGCAACACCCATCATGTGAAAGGGGTTGAGTGTCCAGTTGTGGAAACCTTGTAGGAAAAGTAGGAATCTAAAGATCGCCGCAACGCCAAACGATGGCGCAAAGAACCAACTGGATTGTCCAAGTGGGTAGATGAGAAATACGCTAACAAATACGGCAATAGGGCCTGAAAAAGCAATCGCATTGTAGGGACGGATTCCGATTAGACGAGCAAGTTCAAACTGCCTGAGCATAAAACCGATAAGAGCGAAGGCTCCGTGGAGCGCCACAAAAGCCCAGAGTCCCCCAAGCTGGCACCACCTGATAAAGTCCCCCTGAGCTTCAGGACCCCAAAGTAGAAGAAGAGAATGACCCATAGCGTCAGCAGGAGTTGACACTGCCGCTGTAAGAAAATTAGCGCCCTCAAGGTAACTAGACGCCAACCCGTGGGTATACCAGCTCGTAACGAAAGTTGTGCCAGTAAGCCAGCCACCAATTGCAAGATAAGCAGTGGGAAAAAGAAGTAGTCCAGACCAGCCCACAAAGACAAAGCGGTCGCGTTTAAGCCAGTCATCCAGGACATCGAACCACCCCCTTGTTGGTTGTTGTAGTGTTGATGCTACCATTACTATTTAAAACCTCCATTTGATTTTTTCTTTTTTTGTTTCCTATCCAAGACATTGACCTTTGCACCTGACCAGTTGCGGACGGACTGAAACCAAAATGCTCTGAGTTGATCGTAATCATCAAAGATAATTGATTGACCGTTCCATTCTAACTGGTATTGATGTCTATCGTAGGGTTCATCAGAGGTTTGTTCAAACCATGCAGGCAATGCTTTAGGTCCTGCAGATAGAACTCTTTCCTCTGGATCGAGTTTTCCAATCATGAGAATAAGTAATATTACTTAACATTTGAAAAGAAAAAGAAAGGGGACCGAAGTCCCCTCCCTTGACTATTCAGTTTGTATCAACCGATTGCAGGTGCTTGGAGTGCCACAGGAGTGGACTCAGCAGCAGCGAGGTCGAGTGGGAAGTTGTGTGCGTTACGCTCATGCATAACTTCCATACCCAAACCAGCGCGGTTGAGTACATCTGCCCAGGTGTTCAGAACACGACCTTGACCATCAATAATGGATTGATTGAAGTTGAAGCCATTGAGGTTGAACGCCATGGTGGAGACGCCGAGGGCGGTAAACCAGATTCCCACGACGGGCCATGCTGCGAGGAAGAAGTGCAGCGAACGAGAGTTGTTGAACGATGCATATTGGAAGATAAGACGACCGAAATATCCATGAGCAGCAACGATGTTATAGGTCTCTTCTTCTTGACCAAACTTGTAACCATAGTTCTGGGACTCAGTTTCAGTGGTTTCACGAACCAGTGAAGAGGTAACCAGTGAACCGTGCATTGCGGAGAACAGTGAACCACCGAAGACACCTGCGACTCCCAGCATGTGGAAGGGGTGCATCAGGATGTTGTGCTCTGCTTGGAACACCAGCATGTAGTTAAAAGTACCAGAGATGCCAAGAGGCATTGCGTCAGAGAACGAACCTTGACCGAAAGGATAGACCAGGAAAACTGCGGATGCTGCTGCAACAGGTGCAGAATATGCAACACAGATCCAAGGACGCATACCCAAACGATAGGAAAGTTCCCACTCACGACCCATGTAGGCATAGATGCCGATGAGGAAGTGGAAGACTACGAGTTGGAAAGGACCACCATTATACAGCCACTCGTCGAGCGATGCGGCTTCCCAGATGGGATAGAAGTGAAGACCAATTGCGTTGGAAGAGGGAACAACTGCACCAGAGATGATGTTGTTACCGTACATGAGTGAACCAGCGACGGGTTCACGGATGCCATCGATGTCCACAGGAGGAGCAGCGACGAATGCTACGACGAAACAGATGGTTGCTGCCAACAGAGTTGGGATCATCAGCACGCCGAACCAACCGACATAGAGGCGGTTATTGGTAGAAGTTACCCAATCGCAGAAATTTTCCCACGAAGAGGATGATTGTTGTCTTGAAAGTGTTTGAGCCATTTTGAAAAAGGGTTATGTATAAGTGCGGGGAACACTAGGTAAAATATTCCAACCCTACCCTCCAGGGTTGGTATGAGAGACGTGATTTATACACCCTATAGGTCTCGGTTTAAGGGGTGTGCAGGAAGTAAAGAAATGTTAAGTTCCCTACCGCGCTGATGTATTTATAATAATACGGTTTGCCGCCCCTGTCAACCCTCTCAGTCAATCCTCATAATGGTATCACTTTGTACCAAGTTATACTTCAGTAACATATCGAAAAAAATCTACCTCTAAATAAATACACACCCAACAAGTGATTAGTAATGAGAAAATTCTTTCCATTAATAATGATTTTGATGGCAGCACCTGCAGCAAATGCTGGCGGTCTGGTTCATAAAATGAGTTCGAGTGTCCAACTTACTGTAGATAGTGCGAGAACCACTGCAACTAGACTGGGTTCCCAATACAGTATTTCCGGATCGAATGTAAATACTACAGACGGAACCACAAACGGAACCATCTCTGCAGGAACTTTGACCAGTGGCGTCATGTCCCCTGGCACAATCTCTGCAACCCAGGCAACTGCTGGAGAAGCATTCTCCTTTAGTACCTCTTACATCCAAGGCGATGCCGTTCCAACTTCAGCTGCTTCCGTAGGTGCTGTTGGCAACTTCTCCAGTCAGACCTCTTATGCTACTGGTGTAGCAGGAGACCTGGCAGGTACTATCGCAACTGACGGTGGTATTAGCATCACGGCTGGTGGAGCTGGATCTACTGCTGTTGGCCAATTCGTAAGCGAAATCACGGTAATCGACTAATGACTAGACTACAAGAAGCAATCGGTCTCGGATTGGTTCTTGGAGTTCTTCACGGACTGGTCCAATCTGCTGGAGCAGTCCCGGTGGTCCCGAACTTTACACAAGGTTCGATGACCAGCCACACTGAAACGACTTCAAAACAGACTGAGACAATCAATTCTATAGACTATGCAACAGGATGGCAATATTCAGTTTCGGGGACAAACGTGAACAACAACGGGCAACCGTTGCTTCCCCCAACAGTACAAAACAATGTGACAGTGACTCCGTTAGGAGGAATCGAAGGGCAGGTGGTAAACTCCACAACTGGACTAGACTTCTCCAACTCGAACTTCACAATAGCAAATCCAGGAGAAGCATTCCAGTTTACCCAGACTTACATGGGTCCAGGAATGACAAACCAAACTGTGATCCAAAGAACAACAGAGGTTACAAGCGTAACAGATACCACAAGTGTCTTTACCCAATAATCGGGTTGTTAATCGCATCTCCCGTCAGTGCTGCTGATGTGGGAGGTGTTTCTGCGACTGCTAACCCAATCGCAAACAGTTCAGGATCAGTGACCAACCAGGCTATTCAGGTTTTACAAGGTCCTTATATTACCAACACATATGGTGGTGGGATCAGTTGTCAAGGTCCAACTGCTAACTTCACTCCATATATCACTCATGCCAAAAGTGATAAGGACCCATTTGAAACTTTCTACATGGAACCTCAGTATGATAACAGAGACTTTGAGGGAAGACTGGTAGAAGTCACCAAGAATGTCAAGAACTGGCCTTGGGAGACCTGGTATGATGATAGAACTTACACCAACTCTGAAGGTGAAG